TGCGCTTTCACACAGTAGAATTCTTTGAGGAGGCTAAATCTGTATCGCATAAACTCTACAACGAAGAAGACCTAGAGAAATTTAACATGGCGATAGCCATATTCCAACGCGGCGAGCCTATCAACATAGACCCCGCCAAAGTACTTCATTTTTTCTAACTAACAGGAGAGTAAACATGGCACTCGTAAAAGTCACAAACAACTTACTTAAAGATGTCCACACCGCAATCAATAGGGTGCGTGACAAAGAGATCGAAACAACCCTACCAGACCTTCAAAAACGTTACGCTATACCTAATGCAACAGAGCTGATTGAGCGTGCTGAATGGCTAGATCACTACGACACACTACGCCCTCAGATACCTGTTTCGTGGATGGAGCAAAGAGCAAACGACGACATCCGTTTAGTCAACATAAATGCAGAGGACGGTGTCAGTAACGTTATCGGGCAGATTACGTTTACAAACTTGGACGAACACTTTAAACGCCCAACGCCAAGTGCATGGGAGAGAGTCACCCCGCAGGTGACACTTAGCTGGTTAGAAGCGCACCAGCATTTGCCCGGCGCCGCCGAAGCTATCCAACGCTACCATGACAGCGAGACTGAGAAAGCTATCAAGGCTCGGTGGGAGGAAGTGTTCTCACAACTATCGTCTTTACTGCAACGCTGCAAGTCAGTTAACGAAGCAGTTAAGCTAGTACCCAACCTCAAAATCTACCTTGGGTATGATGTGATTGAACGACTCGAACGCAAAGTCGAGCGGGCAACACGAGAGAGTACGGTGCTGGAAGGCATCGACGTAGAAGCAATTAACGTGGCTGGTGTAGCCGCTAAGTTGCAAGGGCATTTTTAACAGGAGTAAACCATGGCTAAACCATTATCACAACGCATCGCAGGCTTAATCGAAAAAGGATTGAGTAATAAAGAAATTATTGCGCGTCTGAAGTGCAATCCCCAGAGTGTCTACAACACCCGCTACGCTATGAAGCAAAGAGCAAAGCCAACCGCCAAGCCTAAGCGCAAATACGTACGCAAGCAACCTGTACAAGTAGTTGTACCAGTACCGCCAGTGCCCGCTAACCTGCCAACCGAGGTCATCGAGTCGCCAGAAGTCCGCACACCACTCATCACTCCGCACAACGAGCCTAGCCTGTGGGAGCGTATCAAGTACTGGCTTGCCATTAAATGAGGGGCGGCAAGAAAGCGCAGTCGCGCGTCGATGCCTACTTGTTCGCCAAGACGTGGAAAATCTTTAGTGATGGGCGGCAGTTATCGGCGCACGATTTAGTAGAGATACTAGAAATCTCTAGACGCACCGCTTGGCTATGGCTGCGAGCCTTACATGAAATGCGTTGTGTACATATCGTAGGTTGGCACAAGGACACCATAGGGCGTGACCAGACACCGATCTACGCTGACGGCGATGGGTTCGACAAACCGAAGACTATTCAGACTAACGCTGATAGAAGACGCAAGTACCACGAGAAGAAAGCGCGTTTAGAAAAGGAGAAAGCAAATGAACGACCGACTTACGGAGCTTAAGAAAAAGGGCTGGAACAGCCAGACTGAGCGGCTAGACGTAGAAAAGTTCGCCCAGTTAATTCTGGAGGATGTTATGTCTATCTGCGAAGACCTTGGTGATAAGGGTATGGATGGTCATTATTGCGTCGATGCGATCAGAAAAAAGTACGGACTGACGTTATGAGACCCGATAGCCCCTGCATTGCCGTATGCACCACGTTGTATGACGAGGTGTGTAAAGGGTGCGGGCGCACGTTTATGGAAGTGGCTAACTGGCCCTTTATGTCCGAAGAAGAGCGCGAGGTTGTGTGGCAACGCATTGAGGCAGAAGCTACCGCTTGGCGCTATACAACTTACAAAGAAAGAGCATGAAAACAGTACTAAAACCCAAGACCGTGTGGGATAGTTGGAAAGAAGAACTAGGCGTTGCGGCGAAGCGCACATTCAAACCAATGGAGGGCAGCTACCACCCACACGAACTGAGCGCCCCCGCAGTACGACTCGGCGCAGATGACCACATGAAGTACCCAAGCCGACGCGGTAACACCCTGTGCTATCGAGACGGTAGAGAAGAAAGGATTAGCAAGTGAGAGCCTTTTTCCCATGCCCTGACTGCGGCAAGCCAGCTAAAGTCGCTGAAACCATTCAACGTGTAAGCGATGACAAACTCGACTGGAAGTATAGGCGTTATTCCTGCGCTGGAGGTCACACTTTCTCAACAGCGGAACGCGTGTACAAACCCGTCCAAGGGCGCAAGCCAGTCTTAGACGACTAAGGGTAAACCATGAGAAAACGCAGTAAGTACCGCCCAAAGGGTATCAGGTTAAACACCATGGGCTACGTAGTGGAGAGCATGACCCCAGTGGCTAATTGCGGTGGTGTATTAGTGGATATGCAAGTGAAGAACCACTCTGCACTGACGGAGTTGACCCAAGGGCGAGCTACCAAGGACGACATTTCGATTCTGATAGCTGCCGTAAATATGACGGAAGCACTGTGCCGACTTGGGTTTGGGCAAGAGTATAACGACATAATTCGAGACGGCTTGACCGCCTTGCGTGCTGTTGGTGGTAGAGGTCTTACCTCCGGACGGTACATACTGAAAGCCGCTGAGATGCAAGCGCTGAACGAGGTAATGCAACTGCATGACGCTCAACTCGAAGTGATAACTATAAAAGATATGGAGTTAGCGATAGCTAACGTGCAAGAAGAAATCCGTAACAAACGGGCTACACCCATAAAGGAGATCACATGACGACAGTTAAAGAGGAGATGGCTAAGACAGACAAGATGGTTCGGCGGGTACGGGCTGGGTCAGTGCCCCCACAAGACGACACCCCCAAAAAAGAACCTGTCGACTGGCGCGAAGAATTTAAAGACGAGTGGGAATATCACGGTATCATTTACACAATCGGCAAGACGCTCGCTTGGGTGCTGGTTTTGTCGGTGATGTTTGGTGTTATCTATGGAAGTCTTATTACGGAGCAGATATGAGTATCGAAGCAGTTGCACTATGGCACAAACGAGCCAGACCAGAGCCTACATTTGAGGACTTCAATGTCCAACTTGGCTGTCACCTAGAAGAAATAGCCGAGATGTTCATAGAACTGGAAGGCGAGAACGCAATCACTAAGAACAAACTTAGCGAGATGCGGATGCACATGATGAGTTTGGCAGAAGGGTTTAAGCACGGACACTATCAAGCGTTTGCACAAAACAGAGTGGAGTTTTTAGACTCACTGTGTGACCAGATAGTGACCGCTGTTGGAGTAGCGTATTGCGATAAGATGGATGCAGTCAAAGGACTAGATGAAGTCAACAGCAGTAACTGGTCTAAGTTTGACCACGAGGGCAACCCGTACTTTGACGAGAACGGCAAGATCAAGAAGCTGCCGAGCTATCGCGCCCCTGACTTACGAGGCGCTGTATGAAAGCATTTAAACCAACCCAAGAGCAGATTGAATCAGTAACACGCAAACTCGACATCGTTATGAACATGGCTGGGGAAGGCGACGAACAGATTAACGTTCTTGTACACGCCCTAGCTAACGCAGTTATCGAGCAGCAGCTAGAGATGGCAAGTGCCATAAATGCGTTAACAGCCGTTTATATTTCAGGTATGGACGCCCGTTACGCACCAGAGGAGGATGACGATGATTACTGAAGAAGAACGAGAACTAGACCTACAACTAGGAGACATGATTCGTGAAAACAACGTACTCAAACAACGACTCGAAGCAGCAGTCACGGAAGCGCTACGACTCCGACATAAACTCGAGCACATTTACGCCCTCAGCCAACTGGCCCTTTCCGAAGACGTTACCGAACGAGAAAGAAGTCCATCGCCGATTACGCATGCAGACAAAGCGGCGTATTGAAGACATGGACGAGGCGCTATTTTAAGGAGAGTGACATGAACGGTTTCAACGGAACAAGTGCTGACGACTTACAGTACGGCGGCACACACTACAAAGACATGACCATACAACCATGGGCTGTTATGGAAGCGGTGTTAACCCGCGAGGAATTCATTGGGTTCCTGAAAGGTAACATCATCAAATACAGTTTGCGCCAAGGGAAGAAAGACAGCCCTGACGCAGACAAAGCTCTGCACTACATGCAAAAGCTTAAAGAAATAAATGTGTGGGTGTAGCGAAAGCTGCCCTGATACGCAGACGCACTAAGTAGCCTAGTAGATGTAACGTGCGTTTGTACTGACTGCAGATGAACACCCTGCAGTTAGTTCTCCTGACAGCGAAGCGGGGGCGCTGAATCTACTTTTCCCCCGCACCAACAACTACACAGAGAGTAACAACATGACACCGGTATTTTTAGACTTTGAAACTTTTTGGGACGTTCGCCATTCCTTAACGTGCATGCCGCCAACTGAGTACGTAATGCACCCAGAGACAGAGATTCAGTCTCTCGCAATGAAAGTGGGGCGCACGGGCGAAACAGAAGTCGTGTTTGGCGAAGACGACATTAGAGCCTTGCTAAAGACAGTGGACTGGTCGGACGCTATGGCTATCGGACACAACATGTCTGGTTTTGACTCCATGATTCTTGCATGGCGATTAGGGGTTAACCCTAAGATGTATGGTTGTACAGCAGCTATGGCGCGGCAAGGGTATTCCAAGACCGCAACTAATGTCGGCGGTAGACAGTTAACCGGCGTGTCGCTAAAGAAACTATCAGCCGAGTTTGGTGTTGGAAAAAAGCTAGACCTAGAAGCTACAAACACCAAGGGTAAAAAGCTAGCTGACTTTAGTTTTTCTGAGCTAGCAGCCATGAAGGAATACAACAAAGTAGATACGGACTTGTGCGCTGAGTTGTTCTACGCCCTGCTACCCGAGGTTCCGAAGAAAGAGCTGGTGCTGATTGACATGACGACCCGCATGCTGGTGGAGCCGGGGTTTGAGCTAGACACCACCATGGTTAAAGAAGCGCTGGTTGCTGTACGCGAAGAAAAGAAGCAGTCACTGCTTAATTTAGCAAAGCTGCTAGATTACGATGAGTACATCGCTAGCGCCGAAGAAGAAGGCGTACCCGTGGAGGAACGAGTCCGCTCTGCCTTAGCTAGTGCGTCTAGATTCGGGGCCTTACTCAAGCAACTGAACGTCGAAGTCCCGACTAAGATTTCAAAACAAACTGGTCAAGTCGCCCCCGCACTGGCGAAAACGGATCAGGGTTTTATCGACTTAGTCGAGCACGAAGACCCACTCGTTGCAGCAGCCGCTCAAGCGCGACTCGATGTCAAGTCAACCATTTTAGAGACCCGGCTAGAAGCATTTTTGCGAGCGTCCTCAGCCTGCAAAGGCAAAGTCCCAGTCCCCCTTAGATACTGCGGCGCGGACACAACAGGCCGCTGGTCAGGTGAGCAATACAACATGCAGAACCTGCCACGTATTAACCCAAAAAGCCCGAAGCCGTCCGATGCACTCCGTAACGCTCTGCGCGCACCCAAGGGGCACATGGTTGTCGTAGCAGACTTATCGGGTATTGAACTTAGGGTAAACCACTACTTGTGGAAAGTTCAGTCCTCGATGGATTTGTATTCCGAGGACGCAGAGGCAGACTTGTATAAAGCATTTGCCGCCGCCCGATATAACATTACGCCTGAAGAAGTAACAAAAGACCAACGACAGCTAGCCAAAGTTGCCCAGTTAGGGTTGGGCTTTGGGTCTGGTCACGTCACGTTCCGCAAGGTCGCCAAACTAATGGGCGGTCTGAATCTGGATGAGCAGGAGTCTAAAGCTATCGTCGACGACTGGAGACGTACATACAAAGACATTGTGGCTGGCTGGAAAGCGTTCCACGCTAGCCTTGTAAACATAAAAGACGGTACAGAAAAAGCCATTGACCCGTGGGGGCTGTGCGTTACTGAAAAAGAAGCTGTAAGGCTGCCGTCAGGAAGAAAGATTTGCTACCCCAACCTGCGCCAAAAGCGCGACGAGAACGGCATGATGGAATGGTGGTACGGAAACGGTCGAACAACCGCTCGAATTTACGCAGGGAAAGGCGACGAGAACATGGTTCAAGCCCTAGCCCGCGACGTTATAGCCGACAACGCGTTGAAGTTTTACAAGCAAACTAAGCTGTCACCCGCCATGATGGTGCACGACGAGCTGGTGTACATAGTCCCAGAGGCAGATGCGCAGTCAGCACTGGATGAGTTGCAAGCTATTATGCGAGCCGGAGTGTCTTGGTGGCCTGAGTTAATTACGTGGTCAGAAGGAGACATCGCTCCTTGCTACGGCGCGGCTAAGTAGGCTTACGGGCCGTTACTAGACCCCTTTTTCTTCTTTGCTTTTCGGCGTTTGATTCTGGTCTCGGCCCACTCGTTGTAGTGATGGATGCGGTGACAGTTCGCACACAACGTCACGCACTTTTTAATTTCTTCACGCGCCGCAGCATACCTACCGTGCCGGACCAAGCTGTGGACGTGGTCGGTTTTCGTTTTGGGGTCTACGTGGTGAAAATCTATTACTGCAGGGTGGCTAAACCCGCATACGGCGCACGATAAAGAGGCTTTGAACTCATTCCATTTGACTTTGTTTCGACGGTTTACCGCTCTGACACGGTTTATTGTCTTCTCTTTGTTTTGGGCGTAGTACTTAGCGGAGTACTCTTTTTGTTTAGCTTTGCGTTTTTCCGGGTCTTTTAGAGGCATTCTAGAGTTTTCTTAACCAGAACAATGACCCACTACCTGCCCATGGGTCGCTTGGCTTAAATAATTTAAAGTTATTCGCTATGAGGCTGTTCGCCGAAGCTGGATTGTCGTATGTGTCAGTGACCACCCACTTATAGCCTAGCGCGCGTGCTTTGGCGACTCTAGCGCGAATGAGTCTTTTTTGCAAGCCATTACCTTGGTGTTCTAGTAGGACACCCGCTCGACACAAATACACACAGTCTGTCCACCGTCTAGATGGCACCATGCCAGAGAAGGCAACCGGTACCCCGCCCTCTGTATAGGCTATGTGCCACCAACCCTTGTCCATAGGAAACGCCCTATCCCCCGGCAGGCAGGCGTACTGGAGACCCGCTAAGACAAAGTTTATCTGGGGGTCTGAGCTATCTACCATGCGTATAGCGTATTTCATGGCGCTATTATCTAATAAATGGGTTGCAGATGCGTTACTAAAGCCGCTAAAATAGTACTACCTTTGCTCAGGAGGAATTATGCCCACCAAAGACCCGCGCCTCGCCAGAGCAGGCGTATCCGGCTTCAATAAGCCTAAAGCTACGCCAAGTCACCCTAAGAAGTCGCACATCGTTGTGGCTAAATCCGGTGACCAAGTAAAGACTATTCGCTTTGGTGAACAGGGTGCTAGCACAGCAGGCGCTCCCAAGAGTGGCGAATCCGAAGCAATGAAGGCGAAGCGCAAGAGTTTTAAAGCACGCCACAGTGCCAATATCGCTAAAGGCAAAATGTCAGCAGCCTACTGGGCAGATAAGGTGAAGTGGTGACCATGGACATTATGCTTTGGAACTTAATTCTGTCTGTGTTTCTGGGCTTGATTGGCTGGATACTGCACGAAAAAGCAGGTGAGTTAAAACGAGTTACTATTCTTCTCAACCGCACGCGTGAGGAGATGGCTAAAGAGTACGTCACGAAAGTGGAAGTACACGCGGACATTAACCGCGTTCTAGACCGACTAGATCGTCTTGACGAAAAGCTAGACCGGTTAATGCAACCTTCACAAAGGAGCTAAAGCTATGTTCGGAAAGAAAGTTATGATGGCGAAAGCGCCAGCCAAGAAAGCCGCGCCGTTCAAACCTTGCAAAGGGTGCCCTACCCCAGCTAAATGCAAAGCCGCTGGTAAGTGCCTCGCGAAAAAGAAGTAAGCGGTGCCATTTAAGTCAGCGAAACAAGCCCGCACTATACGGGCTGCGGCACACAATCCCGCTTTTGCAGAGAAAGTGGGCGTGTCTGTTAAGGACGCCAAGAAGATGGTAGCCCACGACAAGCCGCAAACAAAAAAACCAGTACCCAAGAAAAAATAATCCTTGACGGCTGGATTGAAGCCGTTACAATTGACGTTAATACGTACCCACCCTTAAATCGCAAATAGCGGTTTAGGGGCGTACCCCCATTGGAGACCACATGGCTAACCCACCTTGGACTTACTCACAACTAGACACGTTTGAGTCCTGCCCGCGCAAGTTTTACCGAACCAAAGTTTTGCGCGACATCGTGGAACCGCCGACCGTCCACACCAAGTGGGGTACTGATGTCCACACCGCCTTTGAGAACGCTATAGCGTATGGCGAAGCTCTACCGGATACGATGTCGCAGTGGCAGACAATCGCTAACAAGATCGGCAAGCTCCCCGGAGATAAGCTGTGCGAATACAAGTTCTCAATCGACAAAGCGTTTGAGCCTGTAGGCTGGAAAGACGCATGGTCTCGCGGTATCGCCGACTTAGTAGTAATCAAAGATAACCACGCAGTAGTGATGGACTACAAAACCGGAAAGCGCAAGCTGACAGAACAACTGGATTTGTACGCCATGTACACATACCACCACTTCCCAGAAGTCACCAAAGTGACAACGGGGTTTGTATGGCTCAAAGAAAAAAAGCTAGACTGGAATACCACAACGCGCGAAGAAATCCCTGTGGTGTGGCAGAAGATGTTGCCTCGAGTAGCCAAGCTGGAGTCGGCATACGAGCGAGACAAGTGGCCTGCCAGAACATCAGGGTTATGCCGTGGTTGGTGTCCTGTTAAAGATTGTGAGTTCTATTCGGAGAAAAGATAATGGCGCAAACTCCCGAGGGTAAAGTCAAAGACGCAGTCCGGCGTGTACTTAAAAGCCATAACGCTTGGTACTATCAACCGGTGCAAAACGGAATGGGTGTAGTCGGCATCCCTGACTTTGTCTGTTGCTTCCGTGGGACGTTCATTGCAATAGAGACTAAAGCCCCCGGTAAGCTGAACAACACAACGCCAAACCAAGACAGAGTTCTGAAAGAAATCAACGCACATGGCGGCTACGCTATTGTGGTTGATGATGCAAAGTCCGTAGACTACTTACTTACCACCATAAAGGAGATGAAAGATGGTCACATCCACTAAACAAAAGCTCGAGTACCAAAAAGAATATAACGCTCGCCCCGAAGAAAAAAAGAAACGCGCAGCTAACAACGCTGCCCGACGCGAAGCGATGAGTGCTGGCAAGGTAGCGAAGGGCGACGGCAAAGACGTTGCGCACAAAAAGTCACTGGCGAACGGCGGCGGCAACGACAAAAGCAACTTGACTGTGCAAGATCGCAAGACTAATCGCGGCTGGAGAAAAGGTAGCGCCAGCTATAACCCAGACAAAGCATGATTATCCACACAAAAAAACAAGCCGTGGTCTTGAAACTACGGCAACCCCAACGAGTAACAACTGCCATCCCGACTGCAAAGGTCTTCACTAGCAAAGGCGAAGAGTACGTAGCGATACCGCATCGGCCTGACGAAACAAGAGTCTTACGAAACTTAGGATTCGACGCGCCGGACCCCATGCGCTATCACTACAACTGGCCTAAAGTAGCCAACCGCTTTGACCCTTTTGACGCCCAGCTTGAGACGGCAACTTTTCTCTCGATGCAAGATCGAGCGTTCTGCTTAAATGGCATGGGTACAGGCAAAACTAACTCTGCTTTGTGGGCGTTTGACTATTTGAAGTCGGTCAAGCAAGCGAAGAAGATGCTGGTAGTGTGTCCCTTATCTACCATGGAGCGCACATGGGCTGATGCTGTGTTTCAAACGTTCCCGCACCTAGACTGCGCAGTGTTGCACGGTACGAGAGATAAGCGGTTGAAGATGCTGGCACAAGATGTTGACGTCTACATTATCAACATTGATGGTATAGGTGTGATTAAAGACGCTCTCGCTACGCGCGACGACATTAACGTTATAGCCGTGGACGAACTCGCGTTAGCCAGAAACTCCAGCACGGATAGGTGGAAGGTGCTAAACGTAATCTGCAATAAGCAGTCCCATCGACGAGTGTGGGGGTTGACAGGCTCTCCAACACCTAACTTGCCAACAGACGCATGGGCTCAATGCAAACTGATTACGCCAACCAACCCCGATCTACCGAAGTACTTTGGGCAGTTCCGAGACAAAGTGATGAAGCAGCTCACGCAGTTCAAGTGGGTCGCCAAACAAAACGCTAACGAAGAAGTGTTTAAAGTAATGCAGCCTGCGATTCGCTATTCGTTGGACGACTGCGTAGACTTACCTGAGCAAGTGTTTGTAGAGCACGACGTACCGCTTACACCAGAGCAAAAGAAAGCCTACAAAGACATGGTGTCAAAGCTAGCGGCTGAGTACGACGGCGGGCAGATACTGGCAGTTAACGAAGCAGTTAAGGCAAACAAGCTGATTCAAATAGCTTGCGGTGTCGCGTATGGGACAGGTGGAACAGAGATTGTTATCCCATCTAAGCCTAGAATGGACGTCCTCAAAGAAGTGATTGAGCAGTCAGAAGGCAAGGTGATTGTCTTTGTCCCTTTGACTGGAGCATTAGAAAGCGTAGCAGCAGAACTGCGCAAAACGTGGACGGTAGAAGTGGTGCATGGGGAAACAAGTAAATCCGCGAGAGATACCATATTCGGTAACTTTCAAAAGACGCCTGACCCTCATGTGCTAGTTGCTAACGCGGCGGCTATGTCTCACGGCCTAACGCTGACGGAAGCCACAACTATCGTATGGTACGCACCTGTACATAGCAACGAGGTTTACGAACAAGCGTGTGCGCGAGTTCGACGCCCCGGCCAAACAAAGACAACTGTCATTGTTCACATTTCAGGTACAGACGTAGAGCGCCGAGTTTACAAGAGACTGAAAGAAAAACAGTCCATGCAAGGTGTGTTGTTAGACAT